ATATTTTGTTCTAACTGTTGTTGAGCTTCTTCGTCTGGTTCTAGCTCTAAATAAATTCCAAAGTCATGCAGATTTAAAGTATCTATTTCCGCTAAGATTTCAGCATTGTATATTGACACACTGTTGTTCATTGAATTACGGGTTAAAGGAAAGTCCAATAAGTCCGCTATTTTTAACGAAACATTTTCACACGTTTTAAGAGTTAAATATAAACCAGCCTGTAATATATGCCTAGTCGCTACATTGGACGCGTTAGCGGCCATCTTTTGAAGCCCTACTAGTGAATTCTTATCCGGTTGGCTACCGTCTCTAGCCTCATTTAAGCCAGTCACATCCCTAATCATTTGTAAGTAATACTGATAAGTATTTATAAGAGATGAAATCTTCCCTTGTCCAGATGATGAAGCTAATTCTTGTACAGGTATTTTACCTCTGTTTAAATCTCCATCCTGCGTTAATGATCTACCTACAACACTACCTGTTTGAAAATACATATTCAACGCTTCCGCTGGATTGTAAGATGTTCCATTCCCTAAATCAACTTCAGCCAAACCATCCATATCTAAAAATACACCATCTGGTACTATTCTAGACATAACCTGCTGTAGCTTTAAATGAGTCAATTGAATCATATCCGCAAAACCTGTTATACGGCTAACTAAAGATTCTATCTTACCTTTATATACTCTAGGAGCACAAATAGAATAGTTCATAGCTACTTTAGTAGTATCTGCAAACGGTCTTGTCATATTCTCTGACATTCCCCACTTCAACATTGTGTTGTGCCCTAAAAGCTTTACGCCTGTATATAAAACCTCTATAGTTCTAGACACCTTCTTAAACGTATCGTTTTCAGGCGGGTTAAACTCATCTGTTTTTTCAATTGCTTTTTCAAGACCTTGATCAGTTACTTTAATTTTAAAGACCTGGTGCATATAAGTCTTGTATTCAAAATACACTAAAGAAACCTTTTCGTCATCGCTGCTACTATATCCACTTGTATAGTTACGTGAACTTGACATTTTTTCGATATCTTTTAGCTCCTCGTTAGTTAGAGCGGGGAATTCTTTTGCCACCTCGGCTATTGTTACTTCCTTCACTTCCCCTACGTAATACAAATCCTCATAATTAGGATCTTCCGTGTAAGAGTAAACTATATTAGCTGGATCTACATAATCAACTGTTATTCCTTCTGATTTATTAAAATTTGTTTTAGTCGCGGCAATACCTATAACCGTTAAATCGTAGTCTAATCTACGCTTAGTTAAAGTATATTTGTTGTTATCTAAAACGTTGTTTATTATTTCTTCTTGAGCTATTTCTATATTTTGTTTGTAATCTAGCTGCATGTGAAGCGAAAGCTGATTTTCATTTTCAGGTAGCATAGAAGGGTCTTCGACATTATAAGTGTCCATACCAAGTTGAGACATCATTTGTTCGTTGAACTCTCTGGTTTGCATATCCGCTACAATAGCCGAAACGTACTCTGTCCTTTTTTTACTAGAAGCAGGATCTTGAGCATAAGCTTTTATGTCATAAGATTTTTGAGACATACCGTTTACAACAATATCTACAAATTTAGGAATAATAGGTACAGGCTTCCAATCCAAATTAAGATAAGATAAATCACCATTTATAGACAGTTCGTCTTTATACTTTTGAATTGACTGTTCACCTCTAGCGTATAATCTAAGCTGATGAAAAGCACCGTAATTAGATGAAAACCGATTGTTTGATGTTCTGGAACCTCCAAACCATTCGTGCTCTATAGCTCTGGCTACTTGTAAACCATATTCTGAACTTGCTTTTTCTTCATCACTAACAGTTTGACTAGGAAAAGAGCTATTGTAATTAGTTTCTATCATTTATTTTATTATTTGCGAAGTAAATCCTTTATTATCATATTTTTTAAAAGGTAAGCTTATAGCTTTACGTTCTCTAACAGCTACAGGTGTATACCTATTTTTATTGCAAGCCATAATTGCTAAGCCTGAACTAATGGAAGCATCGTGTTTTGTTCTATTATTTATATTAAACTTAGCCCAATCTTCTAATGTTCGTTGCATATACATATTACCATATGTTTCCCCGTTATATCCAACGTGTGTTTCTATATAAGACTCAATCGCCGCCGCGTGGGCTTGTTTTATATCTTCACTAGAGTTAGGTATTCCACCTATTTCTCTTTCAGTTACTGATAGTTTATTCCAAACCTTATCTGGCCTGTTCATACTAAAACCTCTGTATCCTCTTCTTTTAAAATGATACAGCAACCTGGGTTTGTTATTTTCACAAAGTAAAGGCATACCATAAAATATACATGCCATTAATACATCTTCGAAAAACATTTCAGCCGTTTGAGGCCTAGCTATATACTCTAAGAAAAAGCAATTAGGAGGAGCGTCTTCCATACTAAACTTAGTTAAACCGTGCAAGGCACCATTAGATCCTCTTTTGTCTACAGTTCCAGATATATCATAACTGTCACATCCGAATGCACCCATATGATCATTGCCTGGATACTTAATACCGTTTTTTACTATAATTTTATTTTGCAACCCAAATTTAGGAACCCAAGATACTTTAAATCTACCGTCTTTGTTGGGGTGAAATACCACCTTAGTATCTTTCATTCCGTTGGCCCAGGAAAAACTACCTGTTGTTACCACGGAAGTATTTTTTAAATCCTCATTATAATCTACTTGCTCGTATATTTTAGTAAGATTGAAAATAGACTCTTTAGCTTCATCCCTAAATGCGTGCTTTTCTGTTCTTGGGAATTGACGATAGTATTCGTTTAAACCATCTTGATCTTCTTTTAATCCATCAACTTCATTGTTCCAATGCTCCACAACACCTAAATCAATTAATTCCCCATCAACACCTATTACAGGTTTTTTTGGCGTGTCAAATACAGGTAATCCAAAAGCATCAATGTATCCTTCGTAGTTCCATTCCATAGGTATGAACAAAGAATAGAGTCCTGAACTAGTCTGTCCGTTGCGGTTTCTTTTATTAACATCTGAATTATAGTATAGTTGTTTAAAATTGTTACCTCCTTTTTCTAAAGCATTTGATGTTGAACCCATCATACACTTACCTACTATTTTACTACCTAATCTTAAACACGTTTTTGTAACCCTCCAGTTATTTAATATATTGTCAGGTCTTTCCCATTTTCCACTTTCATCGTGTACCAGTAGTTTTAATTTTTCTCCATCATAGGAGTTATCTCCTGTGTTTTTCCAGTCAATAGTTGTATCTAGTCCTTCTAATTCTTCTTCAGTTTCACCTTCGTTAAGCTTTCGCCTGGTAAGCCTGGATGCGGGGATTCTATAGGCAAGCTCCGTTTTCGGCCTGTCCATACCGTCTTGGATTGGTTTAAAGAAAAATGGGTAGTTGCTTGATATGGGTACAACTTTATCTGTGAACATTTTCTTCGCATCGGCTCCAGATTTGGACAATATTCCAAACCGTGAATCCGTTGATATGGTAGCCATATTGACTGTTTCCCCAGACGCCATGAATGAAAATCCCGAACGTCTGTTCTTGAGATATGACATACCATAACACCTTTTGTCTGCTTTGCAAGCTTCCCAGAATATAAAGAATAGTCTGTTCGATTCCCTAAAGTCTGCTGACCCAACATCAATTTTGGACCACTGCAGGTACATGTAATGAGTACCAGTGATATAAGCAGGCTTACCATTGTTAAAAAACCAAAAACCTTGTTCTCTCTTTTCAAATTCTTTGTCTATATATTCGTACCACTTTTCTTTAAAATCATTTGGGTATTTTTCCCAATCAAAAACGCTTTTTATTTTCGCTAGCTCTTTAGGATATTCTAACCTGCTCCAATACTGTTCCTCTTTCTTAGTTGAACGCTTTTGTATATCTTTTGATTCTTTAGGTAGAGCAATGTTAAGATTCTGGATAGTATATATTTCTCCAATTTCTCCAGTTTTGCTAATAACCACAACGTCATGCTCCGCATTATAACCATACCCCCATTTTTTATACCTATTCATCCGCTTTATAATTTGCGGTTTTATATGATCAGTATTTACTTTATATAAAGATTGCTTGTACATTATTTAGATCTTCCTTCAGCGAAGCCTTTGAAAGCTTGTTTCTTTTCCTCTTTAGGCTTTTCATCTAACATAGCTTCTTCTGATTCTAATCTAGCTAGTATTTCAAAAGCATCGAATATAGCTAACTTTTTTGTAGCCGCTGCATTTTTAAGCTTGTCTGCGGATAAATCTTCTTCAGAATCCACAATAGCTTCTTTAGCTACTTTGATTAATTCCTCAACGGCGATGTGTCCAGCTAGGATTATATTCTTCTTCGTTTCCTTTGTATTCATATTTAATTACAATATCATTTGATTTCATGCAATATAAACGCTTGTCTTCAAAAACAAACTCAAACTCAGAGTTAGGTTTAAACCCAATTAAATCACCAGGTAGTATTTTAGCGCCTTCTAAGGACTTGTTTCCGTATTTAAGTATACCAATAAGTTCTTTTTCTTTTTGGCTCTTTAAAACGTCTGTTTCTATAATAGGCGATACAAAGCAATATTGCATGTTGGCAGTCCAGGTATCGTTTCTTTTATACATATATATTTGATCCGAGTTGGCAAAAAACAAATTGTCTTTAAAAAACGTAGAACCGTTTCTTTCCATTCCTCTGATGTCGTACCATCTCCTAAATATATTGTGGTGCAGTATTACTTTGTCACCAGGTTTTATGTCTGTTTTAAGAGCGGAAGGCACTGAAACAACGATAGCTTCTTTACTAACAGATCTCCAATCCTCTACTTTAGTATTAGTGATTAGATCTTTATCACCTACTTTTACTTTATTATTATACCGATCATTTAAAGGTTTAACAATAAACTGGCTAAGACTATTCATTAATACTCTAAATCGTATTCAACAGATATTGCCATGTTAGAATTAAACTTTTTCCAGGGCATAGTCTCGTTATTCTTTTTTATGTAGATGTTATAAGACATATCTTTTTCTTCTAACAGTATAGCTTTTATTTCGTGACCTCCGTATACAGACTGACCTACAGAGTAGTGCATTGCGTCATTTTTATAGTCTGACCCTATGCTTATTTTCCTAACTACTTTGCTCATCTTCTATTTCTGTATATTCACCGGTTTGTAAATCTATATTTACTTGCCCGTAAGTGTTTTCTAAATCTTTTTTAGTATCCGCAATTTGGGCGTTGACACTTGCAAATGTATGCAATAGTTCGTGTTTTTTAGCTTCTAGTAATCCTAAATTTTTAATTATCCCGTCAGCTTCTTGTTGTTGCGAAATAATATTTTCTAATTCTTCTTTTTTAATTGTACCCATAATTTAATTTAATTTAATTGTTCCTTAGGTTATAGTTACCTGTATTACAGATATTTTAGTTTTTAGAGTTCTTATTTTCCTTGTTCATTAAATACCATTTTTGACAAGTATAACCAATAACAACAAGTGTTAGTACTATTTTCAATCCTATTTCAATCGCAGAAAAGTTCAAAGCCATAGCCAACCCATTTAATCCGTATATTTTCAAATCAATTAATTTCATTATTTGTAATTGTATATTATTAAATAAAAGAATACAGGGATTGAACTATAAAGCCAATCTAAAAATTCCATATTACCTTTTCCTAGTGCTTTGTCATAAACCAACTCTTTTAAAGCGTAAATAATAATAGCTATTAAACCACCAATATTGCCAAATAGTAACACCATAGGAAACCCTGTAAGCACACCTACAATGAAGTGTGCCTTGTGGTCTTCCCTTAAATTACTAATAAAGTTAGCTAATTTATTCATTAGAATTTATGAGTTAAA